GTAGGACAGCCCAAGCTTGTCGGCGCGCTTGTTGTCCGCTGCCTGCTCCGCATCCACGGCACCGGCGTCGCGCCCTTGTGCCGCCACCTCGGTGGAACGCGTAGACAGGCCACTGCGGATGGCGTCGTTGGAAGCCTTGATGTCTTTCTCCGGGTCAACCCACGGCCAGCCGGGCGTCACCCACTGCACTTCCTCGAATGGCTCGGGATCTTTGCTGTACGCGTTCAGTAGGTCAATGCCGAACACCAGCGCCAGCATTGCCTCGCGCAGCCAGCGCTTATAAACCGGGTGGCAGACCTGGAAGATGAAAACCGAATGTTGATACTGCTCGCACTTGCGGCGGAACTCCAGCAGGCCCGCGCGGATCGAAGAATAGTTGATGCCTGACAGATCACCGCTGATCTGATACTCGGCAAGCCCGGCGCCACTCGAAAAAGCTTGCAGGCACGTCCGGATGAACGATTTGAAATCGCCGCTATCCTTCGCTTCGGCAAACTGCACCTCTTCGCCGAAGTTCAGAACCTGGAACGTGCCGGGTTCGAGCTTGCTGATCTGCGTCCCCGGATCTGTCTGGGTCGGCCCGTTCTGGTATTGGTCCGGAGGGATGATCGGATTGTCCGGGCTGGCCTGCGTGATGAACCCGGTGATCATCGCCGCGAGCTTCTTGCGGACGATCTCGGCGTCCGTGTATTGCTCCAGTTCGTAGAGCTTCGCGATCACCGATGTGAGCCACGGCTGCCCCCGGAACTGGCCCGCGCGAATCGGCTTGTAGACGTGCAACACGTCGGTGGCGGGCACCCGCTCTACCGAGAGAGCGTCCATCGGGAAAAACATCGTCTCACCCGGATGTGCCTTCCAGAAGTGATACGCTGCGCGCCGCCCATCGGTCTGAAACTCGATGCCGCACCGGACTGAGTTGTTCGGCGGCATCCGCTCGACAGCCGTCCGCCACAACGGTAACTGCTCTGCCTCGATCAACTGGAGTTGCAGCGGAACCGTAAGCCCTTCCTTCACAGAACGCGGCCGGAACCGGACGAAGCACTCACCCGCCTCCATGACTTCGCGCGCAATCACCATCTGCTGCCCGTAGAAATCCGTCTGGCCCGACGCAGGATTCCGCGGGTCGTACTCGACGTCGCATTCGCGTGTCCACCGATTCCACTTCCGTGTGATCAGGTCGCGGATCTTATCGTCCGGATGGTGCGGCACCAGGCGAATGCCGCGACCAATGGCATTGGCGACGTAGGAATCGACGGCCGCCGCCGCCCAGGCGCTGTTTCGAACCGCGTCCCGGTTGCGCGCCTGCAACTCCAGGCCATGCGAAAACAGAAGCGTGTTGAGGCCGAGGGACGGCGGATTCCACCCCATTCCCCGACGCCCGCGACCGGCGGCATCGAACGGAAACGTCCCCATGGCGCGGGTGCGCAGGACGCGAGGGATCGGCATCGGCTCGTGCCCGGCTTGGCGCGCGAGCGTCATCAACGTTTCAATTGGCACGGTGCTTTAGTGGCCCCACCCGTTGGTCGTGTAGATGCGCACCTGGCGCACTTGCTGTGGACCGCTCTGCTGGGCGATATCGTTCAGGATCAGATTCCGGAGTTTCAAGTAGTCATCCACGGAATCGAACTCGAACTCACGATCCTGAAAGCGGACTCGCCGCGCACCTTGCTTGCGCGCGGCGTCGAGAGCGTCGAGGTCGGTCTGAGTGAATGCCATGTGAATATATTGGGCTGGATTCCCTCTAGCCAGATCAGGCGTCAAGCATAGGCGGGCCCGTCAGATGAGGGCCAACTTTCCGACGCGGCCATGTGAACGTGTTGTCAAATCTCGACATTCTCGGTCCGGGCAGGCGTCGCCTGAGTTGCCACGCTCGGGCAGACGAAACGGTCCCAGATGGCGGCGAAAGCGGCAAGGCAGCCATTCGGAAAAGAAAAGGATCGCTCTGAAATCACATTCCGTCGGTTCTTGTCGCGTTGCAGGCGAGTATAATGGCAGTGCTGTCGGATGGCGGTCGGTCCGGGCCTTCAATTTTGTCGGCTCCTTACTGGCTTACTTCAACCGACCGCCCCCCTGAGCGGAGTCGCTCTTTTCGGGACTCCTTTCAGGGGGGCGAGATCGTCTGAAGTCCCCAGAAAGGAATCCGATGGAAAAGAAGAACTCCGCTGATTATCGGGAGGTGTTCTGCCGTTACATCATACGCAATGGCAAGATCATCTACCCGAAAAACGCCAAGGTCTTTCATTTCTTCGTAAAGAAGAAGTAGGGATCTAGGCTTGCTGTCCGGCAGCCTGACAGGAGAACGGACTGCGATGGCTATCTACAAATCCGGAGCATATTTAACCCAATCCCAAGATGCCGCTTTCGACGCTGAACATGAGCCAGGTGGCGCCGTGCCGCATTCCGGCATTTATCGCTGCATGGGCTGTGGGCGCGAGGTTGTGGCTGAGGAATCAAGGAAACTACCGCCTCAGAATCATCATGAGCACTCTAGTGCGCAGGGCAAGATCCGCTGGCGCATGATTGTGTATGCGGATCACAAGCCAAAATAGGGGGTTCTGCGAGTCGGAGCACTTGCACCTGATCATTTCCATATTGTTCCCACAAGATGGGGCCTAGTTTGGCCAGTCCGCTCGCGACTGCTGCGAGACGATCAGGGGGGAGACTTCTCTGCATAAACTCCGCTACGGCTTTCACATCGGGGTCGATGATTAGGTCCATTGTTTACTTGCCTCTCTGTGCTTGACCGCTGAACAATAACGGTGTGACCAAGCTAGACACTGCAAAGCGAGCCCAGATTGTGGCGGTCGTGGTTAAAGGTGTTCGATTCTCGCACAGTCGGGATGACCGGCGCATCGAAAGGTCATTTGCGAATCCGTTGACCAAGGTGTCTTCGAAGAAGATCTGGAATCACTCAGTCAAACGTCCATCCTAAACCGCACCCGGTTACGCGTGGCTTGCCGGCCATCCGTGCGCTGCTGTTGCTGCGGTTGTTTCACTTCCTGCACCGGAGGCGCGCCCACCCGGCGTTCGAGGTCGCCCCAGTGCTTCTCCTGGAAACGGTCGATGCCGACCCGTCCAGCCGCCGCGCGAGCATACACCCGGCAATCGAGCGCCTCATTGCGCTCGCGCATTTTTTGCCACTCGTGCCGGCGATAGCCTTTGACGATCTTGGTCACCAACTGTTCGGCGGTGATCTGCTTGAAGTACTCCTCGCTGTAGCGCGGGAGGTGACAATACCCCGGAGGAAAGGGAGTCCCCTTCGCGAGGTCCTCATCGGTGGGTCGGTCGAGCCGAAGCCAACGGTACAGTTCCTCTTTGGCCATGCCGGAATTGACCGGCCAAACCCGGACGCCGCGCTTCAGCTTCGCGCCCGCCGGCCCCACCTCCACCGGAGACGCCGATCCAATGAGAGCGGGCGTCCGCGAATCGCCTTTGATCACCAGCACGCGCCCACCCTGCCTTCGCGCCCACTGGTACACCTCGATGGTGGCGAAGCCCGAATCCACGGCGAGTTGCAGGATCTGCAACTCCAGACCGGACGCCGTCGGGAACGTCTCACTCAACAGCGCGGTTAGCTTCTCCCAAACCTGCGGTCGCGACGTGTCCCCTTCGAGCACCCGGTAATCGACCGACCACGACTCCTTGCCCCGGCCCCACGCGCTAATCTCGACCTCGATGCGGTCCTTCTGGACATCCGCACCAGCCGTAAGGAATAGCCCGCCTGGCGGCACCGTGCCGATCTTGTACGACTCGCGCCTGTCATAAAGCTTCTGCCACTCCGGCGCCTCGCCGAGCAGCGTCCACGTCTCGCCCAGCACGGTGTTGACGAAGACCTGAAGCAGCGCCGGGTTTTTCTGCGCCTGCTCAAACTGCTTGGCTGCATCGCCCCACGAGAACCAACCGACCGGACTGTACAGGCTGGAGATATGGAAGCCCGCCGTCCTACCATCGCCTTTCGCGCCGGCCCGCCACTCACCGCGCGCCAGCATGGAGTGCTTCTGGTGGTTGCGAATCTCCTGGCCGCAGTGCTCGCAGACGTAAACCGCACTCTGCGGATCGCCCTTTGGCCACCGCAGTTGCGCGAACTTCAGGATCTGGAACTCGCGGCACGTCGGACACGGCACCCAGTACTTTCGCTGGTCGCTCTCCTCATACGCCGACTCGATCCGGCTCATGCCTGTGATCTTCGGTGTCGATACCAGAAACACTTTGCGGCGCGCGAACGTCCGCGTGCGCGCCATCGCCAGCGTGATCGGGTCGCCCTCGCCCTCCACATCGCCGGGATAGGCGTCCACTTCGTCGAGGA